CCTGCGGCCCCAAGCTTAGAAGGCTCGTGCTCTATCCAGCTGAGCTACGGGACCTCTAACTCTTAGGAAATACGACCTATTCGATGAAGAAGGTTAGCCACCTTCATGAGTTCGGGAGACGCATTTCGTTCGCTCTCTTCAGTACTCACGAGCATATCTTTATAATGACGAAGGGCGCGCTTTAGTAAATCCATATCTGCTGGCGCAAACGTTCCACCTTTATTTTCATTCGGCATTACTTCGACTCCAATAACCAGTTATTCGCAGTATCCATCCAATCGAGTGCTTCAACAGGAATCGATTCTCCACGCCGCTTCGCGTTCAGAAGATCGCAAAATGTATCTTCGACCGCCTTCGGATTTTCCATTGTTGGAAATGCAAAAAGTTCGACGTTCATAAAATAATCTCCTAATAATATATATTCAACTTATCGCGATGTATAGTCGTAAACGGTAAAATGAGTTGCGTCGGCAATGAGACAATCTTGCATCGCACGATGGCGCGAGCGAAGATAAGTAGTTTTATCGTTACGAGTCATTTCGCGACCGATTGAAACGGAACGTGGGCCACGATAACGAAGACGGACACGAGTATTGGTTTCGCGATAGGCGGCTAAAACTTGTTCGCGAAGTTCGATCGGAATCCAATAGGCGCGGACAGGATAATAATTTTGACGAGTCGCGTCGGCAGGGACGGCGTAAGTCGATTCGATTTGTTCAATGGTAAGATTCATAATATATTCCTTTTCAACTGATAATATCATTCTACCATAGTTTGGCATTATTGTACACCGGTATTTTACTCTGATAACCACCGAGCAATAGAACCAAACTTGAGGTTCAGTTCATGCTCAAGAATCTCGAGACCATAGAAGTCGAACTCTGCGGCGCGAATGCCTTCTGCGTCGGCGATGATCTCGATCGCACGTTCACGAGTTGCACCCTGAACGATTTCCATCGTCTCTTGAACGCGAGCAACAAACTTATCGAAGTAGATCTGCTGATACTCGGCTTCGCTCTCGATTTCCTTATCAAGCAGGCGCGAGAGCTCTTCGAAGTCAGCATCAAATGCTTCGACCGACTCGAACGTAGGATTATATGGACGGCATCCATACACATCCTTGTAGAGATCTGAATAGATGCAAGCATCTTTTGAACCAGTTGCGGTATTAATATCACGAAGAGTAAGCATAGTATTTTTCCTTTTCATCATCATATACCCAGGATACAACGTTTTGACAATAATGTACACAAAAAAACGCGCTCAGAATCATCCAAGCGCGTTTTAGTTTCGATTTAAATCAAAGACTTATTTAATAATTGGAATATTAAACGCTGCTAGTTTTTCAATCACTTCATCGATAGTGTCGAGAATGGCATCAGAACCGCGATCATCGACTGTACGAATCATCACTTTTCCACGATGCTCAACTACACCAATCAAGAGGTCGAGATTGACAAGATACTTGCCGCCTGTTTCGTTAATAAATTCTATGAATCTTACTGGATTGCTCATTTTTTTCTTCCTATATTATATTTTGTCACGAGACTCCATTCGTTTTTTTCCTTGAATGGAAGGATCTTAATCTGATTCAATGGAGTCTGAAGCTCTGTGATCTTTTCTTGATCAACAATAGCAACGAGTCCCCAGTCGGATAGAAGTTTGGTAATTGTATTTCGGCGACCTTTATCTTCTTCAGAAAAGTCTGAAGGTTTGCCGTCAAGAGCAAACAACTCTTTGAAGTGAACGATATAGTATTTACCTTGTTTGTGTAGAATATGGCAAGACTGATAGAGTGTCTTGTCTTTGCGCGAAGCTACGCCGATGCGAGTCAAAGTCTCGCGGACTTTCAGGAAATCGTCTTCTTCTCCAAGCCTCACTTCAACTAAAGTTTCTAAAATATTCATGTTTCACCCTTCTGAATCTTTTTCTTTATTATTTTTATATGTTCAGAGGAGAGGATATCAAGAGCTGCCATGGCAGCGCGGCGATTGTAACCGTAGTATTCTGCGACCGCTTCGAGATCTCCATCCTTTTCTTTTTTCACCCACTTCGCAAAGCGTTTGCTAGGTCGTATGATATTTATCAAAAAAGAATATTGGAGTTTGTTATCGAGATGATGGTTGCAATTCATCATGTTTGCGGCATGAATACTGTCCGCAAAGTAAGATAAAGATTTATTCGTTAACCATGGATTATAACTTTTTTCGGCAAGAGTGTCATTCTCCGTATCTTTCATCAGGTTCTTTTTGGTCGAGTTGATCGATTTCACGAAGTCGAAGGGTGTCATTTGATCGGCCTTTCATTATCACGTCAGCAGACTTATCAAAGAAGTCTGCGCACTTATCACATATTTCAAGAGAGACCATGCCTTCATCAGTATTCATTTGTATTTCATGAAATGACACGCTCTTCAGATACTTATCTTCACATACGGCGCAGTTTTTGTTTCGATTGAACCAGATCACAAGAACTCACAGTCTGCCATAATCTCTGTCAAGCAAGCCACAAGATTGATTTCTGGATCAGCGGCGAAGGCATTCTGATATTGATACTTCGAAAGATGAAGCACCAGTTGAGGCACACTGCCTTTTCCGATATAATCTTCAGACTTATCGAAGAAAGCCCGAAAGAACTCGGTCGGTTCGATGTCAGCTTCTCCGACCCACTTTCGAACAGCAGTGAAGTTCTTATCCTTCATGTAGCCAATTAGCTTGGCAAGTGCATTGTCAGAGAAGTTACTTAGAATACCAGTGTCGATCTTACCTGTCGCACTGTAACGCTGCAACTCATTGATCACTCGCCGCCAATCAGGAAAGTGAGACTTGATCACTTCGGCAACCACTGGCTTCTCGTATTCTACACCTTCAATATCGAGAATACCACATACTCGTTGCATGAATTGCTTGGCAAGCTCAGGAAGTTCTGA